TTGAGTGTCGCCGGCCTTTTCGCGGTATGCTTCCACAAGCTGACCGTCGATCTTTTCAAGCAGGCCAGCGGTCGCCATCATGTCGTCGGCGTTGCCCATAGCGATTGTCCACGCCTTGTGGATCATCAGCATGCCAGACGGCGAGATAACCGCCTCATCGGCGGCAGCGACAAGTAGGCTGGCGGCGCTGGCGGCATAGCCGTCAACATGCGCCGTCACGCGGCCTTTATGCTCGCGGATGGCTTGCGCCATCGCCACCCCGGCAAACACGTCACCGCCTGGGCTGTTGATGCGCAGAGCCACATCAGCGTCACCGGCAGCGCGGATTGCGCTGATCACAGCCTGTGCCGAAACGCCGCCGAAAAACGCCGCGTCGGCCTCGTTGGCCACGATCACGTCATAAACCTCAATGGTCACGCCGCCCGCAGCCTGCACCACCGCCAGCGCCGCGCCCTTGCCCTTGTTGGCCTGATAGAAGGCCATCAGCCCTTTATGCATTGGCCTCTCCTGTCTGTTGCAACGCGGTCATGCCGCGTTCGATCTGTTCGCCGCCTTCAAGTTCAGGCAGATTGAGCTTCCGGCGCACTTCGCTTTCGGTCATGAAGCCAGGCTTGCCCTGGCCGCCCAGCGCCACGCTAAAGGCGTTGAACAGCGTTTCAGTGTCAGCGCGTTCAAGATCGGTTGTGTCGAACTCAGCGAATTTGCTGACTTGCCTAAAGAACTTGCGGTTGATTTCGTTGGTGAATGCGTGAAGGTGCGTGCGCAGTGTGTAGCGGACGAAGCCCGTACCCATCGCTTCGACGCCGCTGCCCCAGCTTGTCGTTTTTTCGTTGTGGCCGATCATGAACGGCGGCACGCCAAAGATGCGGGCGATTTCCTCAACCTGAAACTGCCGCGTTTGGAGCAACTGGGCATCCTCAAACGGCATTGTGATTGACTTGAACTCAAGCCCACCTTCCAGCAGCATCGGACGGTGCGACCTGGCATAGCCGCCGTGCGCCTCGTCGATCTGCTTTTTCAGGTTGATGAACTGCTCATCAGACAGGCGTGACGCGCCAGAAGTTGATTGAATCACGAAGTCAGGCCGCGCGCCGTTGGCAAAGAACCGGGCCGCATATTCCTGTGTCGCCATCGCGCCAGCGCCGGCCACAAGCATATCATAACGAAGCGGCGACGGTGTGCGGATGCCGTCAAAGCCATCGCCCGGCACATGCAGCATGTCGTCCTGGTCGTAGACCTCAACGGCGCTGCCCATCGCGGCGTTGACCGGATAGACCGCATAAACCAACCGATCCTGCGGCGTTTCGTAAACCTCGACGCGGCGCGGGTGAACCGGCTTCAGGTGACGAATGCGGCCCAGCGGGTCGCGCTGGATAATGGCAAACGCATCGCCGTGCAGCAGCCGCGACCGCGCCATAAACGTCCAGCCCGCTGCCGAACTCCAGCGCGGGTGAAACTCTTCGTTCAGCGTCCACCACAACACGTCATCATAAATCTGTTCGCGCGAACCATCCTGCTGACGGCGAAACGTGTTCATTGGCAGCACAGCAATCGCGCCGCTGATCACCTTCACGCAGGCATTGATCGCCGCCACCGTCTGCGCCGTCTGCTCAGTCAGAGTGGGCAGGCCGCCGCCCATGTCGCCCGTGAAGGCCATGAACACTTCGCTGCCGCGCGACACGCTGCCGCTCGGCACCACCGCGTTCATGAAGCGCGCCTCGCGGGCAGCCTGGGCCGCCTGCTTGTCGGCCTGGGTAACCGTAGGCCAGACGTTATCGCGGATCGCGTCAAACAACCCCATTACAGCACCCGCAGCATGGGCGTGCTGGCGGCTGGCTCTTCCTTGTTCATAGCCGCCACTCCCATTGCCATCGCAAGCGCCACGATGCCGTCAATGCGGCCTGTGCTGCGTGCCTTATCAAGTTTCCTGTTTCCGGCAGGGTCGCGGATCGCAACCGCATTGCCGGCGCACATATTCAGCACCGGATGACCACCGTGCCGCATCAATTCCTGCAACGCCGCCTCTTCAAGCGCCGCGACTGCCGGCGACATGCTGGCGTAACCCTGGCCGTATTCCTGCAACGGCAACGCCAGCCCTAGCCGGTCGATCTCAAGCATCAGGCCCGGCATCCGCCAGCGGTCAAACGCTATGGCTTTCACCGGCAGCCCGGTCGTGACCTCGGCGATCTTGGCCGCCACCCAATCCAAGGCCACCACCTTGCCCGGCGTGGCTTCGATCAGCCCCTGCTTGTGCCAAATATCATACGGCACCCGGTCAGCCCGCGCCCGTTCTGGCACCAGCCCCTCGGCCATGAAGAACCACGGCCTGACATGAAACCGGCCATTGTAGCGCGCGACCAGAACAAACGCGGTCAAGTCGGTGGTCTGGCTTAAGTCCAAGCCGCCGTAGACTTCGCCAAACCTGAACGCCTCATTATCCGGCGCAGTGCTGTTCGCTTCCCACACCGACCGCGACAAGAACGGGCTGAACGGGTTGACGCGCTGGTTAAGGTGCAGCCAGCGAAAAGTGTTTTCAGCTTCCGGCAACCGCGCCGCCTTAGCCGCGCCGTCAATCAGTTCCTGCCGCGACTTGAACAGATCAAGCGCCGGGTTGGCAGCCTTCCAAGCCGCCTCATCGTCTAGGTCGCAATCTTCCGGCGCGCGATACACATGGCAGACCGTCGCCGGATCACCACTTGCCGCCGCGTCATCAATCAAGCGGTTGAACAGGTCGCCATCGGTGCGGCCCTGCGTCGAAATCCATATCTCCAGCGGCTTTTCGTATGCGCCCTGGCTGGTTGTGATCGCCTCAAAAAAAGCGTCATATGGCCCTTGCACTTGGCCGGCTTCGTCCAAAATGGCCACCAGCGGGCTGCCGCCGTGTGCCGTTTTGCCTTCTGCCGCCAGCGCCTCGTATTCGGTGTTCATCGGCAGGCCGACAAGCCGCTTTGACGATGGCACCGGGCGCACCAGATTGTTGATCGTCGGCGACATGGCCGCCATCTTGCTGGCGTAGTTGTAAACCTCACCGGCCTGCTTGCGGCTCAACGCGCCCGATGCCAGCCGGGCGTTCTGCACCGCTTCAGGCCCAATCAGAAACACCAGCAGGATAATGGCAATCGTCGCCGTCTTGCTGTTCTTTCGCGCAATCGACAGAATCGCTCGCCGGGTGTGAACCGCGTTGTCGAAAACGGCGTAAAAAAAATCTTCCTGGAAGCCCGCTAGCCTGATCGGCTTTCCAACCAGCTTGCCCTCTGGCACCACCAAATGCCGTTCCGCAAAACACATCGCCCGCTCGGCGCGCGTCAAACTTGCCGGCTTCAACTTTCGCCACGCACGCCCTTTGGGTACTGGGCCGGCAAGAATGGCCGGCTTAGTTAAGGGTCGTGCGCGCGGTGAGGAGGTCATAAACGATCACCCCGTCACAGTCGTTTTTGCTTGCGTCTTATACCCTCAATGAGTATAAATAATGCAGTAGCCAACAGGGCTGCCGGGCGCCTCGCCGATCAGGGGCCGGAAAAAAACATGCAGACCTTCACCGTCATTGAAAGCAACAGCGGCCTCGTTTGGGGAACTGCCACTGCACCCACCATAACCGAAGCCTGCCGCATTGTTGACGAAGGCATTGGCGCTCATGGCTGCACTTATGAAGAATGTGGCCGCAGCGTCATTGGCAGCGGCAAAGATTATTACATTGTCTATACTGACAACACCGGCTCAGACTTCATGGCCGAAGATTACGAAGCCGTTAGCGCCCTGCCGGTCGCCGGATATGTAATCAGGATCGGCAACCCGTTCTAATGACCGCCCATCCCAACCGCCGCCGGATTAGCACCCCGGCGGCAAATCCATCGCCAGACCTAATTCGTGCCGCCCGTGAAGCCGCAGGGCTGACACAAACAGCAGCGGGCGCATTGGTCTACAGTTCGCTTGGCGCGTGGCAGCAATGGGAGGCAGGACTGCGCCGTATGCACCCAGGGTTGTGGGAGCTATTCCACATAAAATGCAACGCCATTAAACTTAAATGATCTAGTCGCCCCAACGCCGCGCTTTAGAAAACACATCCCTTGCAGACCGATGCGGAGAAACAACAGCCGCAGTGTCTGGAATGCGTTCAAAAATGCCCTTGATAACGGCGCTCTTGCCCTCGCCGCCTTCTGCCGCATCCCACAGTGCGTCAAACCAATCAGCAAAAAACTGCACAGTGCTATCGTCTGTGTTGCAATCAATGTTTTCTGTGCGTTCGTTTCTATTAAGATTGAGACTGCCGCGCATCGCCGCACCAAACTTGCCACGGATCACGCATACTTTTGCATGAACCGGCGCAAACCTGAAGCATTCCTCGCCCAGCACCTTAATCATGTTGCTGCTGTACTCGGGCCGTGATCGAAAAATAGTTTTGTCCACGACGATTCTGATCACAGCGCCTTGCGTAGCCTGTCGAAACGCAGCCAGGCGTTCCAAATCATAAACGCCGGTTGTCCATGTGCTGATGTCTATCGTCTGCGCAGAAACTTGCTTTGCCAAATGTTCAATTGCATCAATCATGCTAAACTGACCGTTGGTTAATCCAACAATGTGTTCATTTGGCGCTATGTCACCAAAACATCGTTCTGCGTTACCAACGCGCGACGCAAACACTCGCCTGCGCGATGTTTGGCTTTTGATCATTGCACTGTCGGACGCGCAATAAATTCGTCCAGCCCAGCGCGCACCTGGCTTTCCACAGTCTTGGCCTGCGACTTCCGCTTGGCCACGTCTCGCGCTTCCCCCCCCTGCGCGCGTGCGTGAATGGCCAGAGTTCGCCGAAAGGCCAGCACGTTCGTCGTTTGCATTCTCAAAGCCGCCAACCGGGGATTAGCTGTCGGCGTTCCGTTAGCCGTCAACACGACCTCGCCTTCAGAGCGCAAAAGGTTCTGATTGCGCGCCGCGTCTGCCATGTTTCTTGCCAGCATCGCGGCAACTTCAAGCTGGTGCGCCGTCCAATCGGCCCGCGCAAACTCAGCAATCACGCTGGCCCAGAACGGCAGATCGGCAGCATCAAGTGCCACATGGCCAGGCGGATCAATTTGCTTATCAGCAGCAGCCGCCACAGTGACCGCCGCCGATATGCTGTCAACGCGCTGGCGACGGGCCATGTAAGCGGCTCCCAAAAACTGTGTTAGCGATAAT